AAAGGGAGATGCAGACGGTTTAAACGAATTTTATAGACAATTCCCGAGAACGGAGGAGCATGCATTTAGAGACGAAGCTAAGAACAGTATATTTAACTTAGCTAAAATATATGAGCAAATTGATTTTAATGACGACATCACAACAGAAGCTAATGTTACCACAGGAAGTTTCTCGTGGTTGAATGGCATTAGAGATACAAAAGTACAATTTACACCTAATCCAAATGGAAGATTTAAAATTAGTTGGGTACCAAGTATTGATTTACAAAATAGCATTATAAACAAGAATGGAGTTAAACATCCAGGAAACGATCATATGGGAGCTTTTGGTTGTGACTCATATGATATATCAGGAACAACTGATGGCAAAGGTTCTAAAGGCGCATTGCACGGATTAACAAAGTTTAGTATGGAGGATGCCCCTCCTAATAGATTTTTTTTAGAATATGTAGCAAGACCCCAAACAGCAGAAATGTTTTTTGAAGATGTTTTAATGGCATTAGTGTTTTACGGGATGCCAATACTTGCGGAAAATAATAAACCAAGATTATTATATTACTTAAGAAGAAGAGGATACAGGGGATATTCTATGAATAGACCTGATAGATTGTGGAATAAATTATCTGTTACTGAAAAAGAAATTGGTGGTATACCGAATTCAAGTGAAGATATAAGACAAGCTCATGCTGCAGCAATTGAAACATACATCAACAGTCACGTAGGTATTACACCTAATGGAAATTACGGAGATTTATATTTTAATGAAACATTAAACGATTGGGCTAAGTTTGATATAAACAAAAGAACAAAGTTTGATGCAGCAATTAGTTCAGGGCTAGCAATTATGGCTTGTAATAAGAATAGATACAGACCAAGTGCAGAAAAACAAAAATCAAAAGTTAACATTAACTTTTCGAGATACGAAAACAAAGGAATTACATCAAAAATAATTAATTAATATGGCTGAGTCAGTTATAAAAAGTTACTTCCCAAGCCAAACAGCTAGCGATGATGAAAAATTAGGATTGGATTACGGTCTTAATGTCGCTAGAGCTATCCAAAATGAGTGGTTTAAAAAAGATAGAGGATCAAATAGATTTTTTGTTAATCAAAACAATTATCACAAATTAAGATTATACGCTAGGGGAGAACAAAGCATACAAAAATACAAAGACGAACTATCTATTAACGGTGATTTATCTTATTTAAATTTAGATTGGAAGCCAGTACCAATAATTCCAAAGTTTGTTGATATTGTAGTAAATGGTATCGCGGAAAGAACTTACGATATAAAAGCACATTCTCAAGATCAAAATGGTGTTAACAAGAGAACACAATACATGGAGGGCATTCTTGCTGACATGAGAACCAAAGAATTTGGTAATTATGTTCAAGAACAATTTGGTCTTAATGTATTTAATAACGACCCCGCTACGTTACCAGATAATGAAGATGAGTTACAACTACACATGCAACTTAATTATAAGCAAGCGGTTGAAATAGCGGAAGAGCAAGCAATACAAACTATACTTAATCAAAATCAATACGAATTAATAAAGAAAAGATTCTTTTATGATTTAACCGTTTTAGGTATTGGTTGTGTTAAAACATTGTTTACGCCGTCAGAAGGTATTGTAGTTGATTACGTTGACCCTGCTAATATAGTTTATTCTTATACTGAATCACCTTATTTTGATGATATATATTACGTTGGTGAAGTTAAGACTATAACTATAAGTGAATTAAAGAAACAATTTCCTAATTTAACTAATGAGGAATTAAAAGCAATAACAGAGCAAGGCAATCAAGATTATAGTATTTATAATAAATATAACAGCCAACAACAAAATCAAGATAATAATTCAGTGCAAGTTATGTATTTTAATTACAAAACTTACATGAATGAAGTTTATAAAGTTAAAGAAGTATCTACTGGGGCTGAAAAAATTATTAAAAAAACAGATGCTTTTAATCCACCCGCAGACAGTAACCTAAGGTTTGAAAGAATAGCTAAGAACATAGAAGTATTGTACGAAGGCGTTTTTATACCCGGGTCTAATAAATTATTAAAATGGGAACTTGCGGACAATATGCTTCGTGAAAAAAGTGATGTTAATAAAGTTAAACTTAACTATTCTATTGTAGCACCTAGAATGTATAATGGTAAAATTGAATCTTTAGTTAGTAGAGTTACAGGCTTTGCTGATATGATACAATTAACACATTTAAAAATACAACAAGTATTATCAAGAATGGTTCCCGATGGTGTTTATTTAGACGCCGATGGTTTAGCTGAAATTGATTTAGGTAACGGTACAAATTATAATCCTCAAGAAGCATTGAATATGTTTTTTCAAACAGGATCTGTAATTGGTAGATCATTTACATCTGAAGGAGACATGAATCCTGGTAAAATACCTATTCAGGAAATAAGTAATAATGGAGGTGCTAATAAATTAGCTCAATTAATCAGTACATATAATTATTATATGCAAATGGTTAGAGACGCTACTGGATTAAATGAAGCAAGAGATGGAAGCACGCCCGATAAAAATGCTTTAGTTGGTGTTCAAAAGCTTGCGGCTGCAAATTCAAATACAGCAACAAGACACATATTGCAAAGTGGTTTATTTTTAACAGCTGAACTTGCTGAAAAAATATCATTAAGAATATCAGATGTTATAGAATATTCACCAACAAGAAACGCATTTATACAAAGCATAGGTGCACATAATGTGGCTACGTTACAGGAAATGTCAGAATTACATTTATATGATTTTGGCATATACTTAGAATTAGCACCTGATGAAGAAGAAAAACAATTACTTGAAAACAATATACAAGTTGCTATTGCGCAAAACAATATAGAACTTGAAGATGCTATTGATATTAGAGAAATTAAAAATACTAAATTAGCAAATCAAGTACTTAAGTTAAGAAGAAAGAAAAAGCTTGAAAGAGATCAAAAGGCTCAACAACAAAACATACAAGCACAGTCTCAAGCTAATGCACAAGCCCAACAAGTTGCAGCTCAAGCAGAGGTGCAAAAACAACAAGCTTTAACACAAACTCAAATACAATTAGCACAAGCTAAATCACAATTTGAAATGCAAAGAATGCAAGGAGAAGTTGAAATGAAAAAACAACTTATGCAATTAGAGTTTCAAATGAATATGCAATTACAGCAAATGACCATGCAAGCTAAGGATGCAGAAATGAATGCAAAAGAAGACAGAAAAGACGATCGAACAAAAATACAAGCTAGTCAACAAAGTGAGCTCATAGAGCAGCGAAACAGTAAAACACCTCCTAAAAAATTCGAATCCAGTGGAAACGATATATTAAGCGGTGATTTTGGCTTAGGTGCGTTTGAACCTAAGTAATATATAATGTATAATCATATAATATTTTATCATGTCAAAAAAAATGAAAGCTAAAGCCGTAGAAACTGAAGAGTTGTCTACAGCTGAAAGAGAACAAAAAGTACAAGAAAATGCGGGAGTCAAGATTGACGACGGCGTTTACAAGGTGGATTTATCAAAACCACCAACAACAGAAGTTGAACCAGAGCCAGAAGTGGTTGTAGAAGAACCCGTGGAGGAAGAGGTTAAAGAGGAACCAGTATTAGAAGAAAGTACTGAAGAACCAAAACAGGAAACTGAGGAGGTTGAAGAAGTAATATTAGAAGAGATAACAGAAGAGCCAGAGGCTGAGAAGCAAGAAGATGAAATTGTTGAACCTGAAGTAAAAAAAGAGGAAGCAATAAAAGAAGAGAAGCAGGATTATCCAGAAAACATCGAAGAGCTTGTCAAGTTCATGAATGAAACTGGAGGAACTTTGGAAGATTATGTTAAATTAAATAAAGATTATGCGAGTTATGAGGACATGTCTTTACTAAGAGAATATTACGAAAAGGCAAAGCCACATTTAACATCTGATGAAATAAGTTTTTTAATTGAAGACAAATTTTCATTTGATGAAGAAATTGATGAGCCTAAAGATATTAAAAGAAGAAAATTAGCGTTTAAAGAAGAGGTGGCAGCAGCCAAAAATCATCTTGAAGGACAAAAAGCTAATTATTATAAAGAAATTAAAGCCGGGTCTAAGTTAACACAAGATCAGCAAAAAGCGGTAGACTTTTTTAACAGATACAATGAGGAGTCTGAAGAATCGCAAAAAATAACACAGCATCAAAGAGCTGTATTTAACAATAAGACTGACAATCTTTTTAACGATCAATTCAAAGGTTTTGAATATAAGGTTGGTGACAAGAAGTACAGATTTAATGTTAAGAATGTGAATGAGATTAAAAAATCCCAAAGTGATATTTCAAATTTTACTAAGAAGTTCTTAAACAAAAATAATGAAATGAGCGATGCAAGTGGTTATCATAAATCTTTATTTACAGCAATGAATGCAGACGCAATTGCAAATCATTTTTACGAACAAGGCAAAACTGATGCTATTAAAGAATCAGTTAAGTCTGCTAAGAATATCAATATGGATCCGAGGTCGGGTCACAAAACTATTGAGTCTGGCGGAATAAAAGCGAAAGTAGTTGGCGGTTTGGATTCAAAAAACCTTAAATTAAAACTTAAAAATTATTAAAAAATGGCAACAAACGTTTCATTTGCTGGCCCAGCGGCTGGCAGTTTAATTAGCCCAAGTGCACAAAAACAAACACTTGCATCTAATTATTTAAATTTCCACGGTTCAGGTGGAGCAAATTGGTCACAACAATATTTACCTGAATTGTATGAACAAGAAGTAGAAAGATATGGAAATAGAACTATATCTTCTTTCTTAAGAATGGTAAGTGCAGAAATGCCTATGGCTTCTGATCAAGTTATTTGGTCTGAACAAGGTAGATTACACTTATCTTACAATGGTTCAATAAACCCTGCAAATGGAATTATTGACACTATCACAGGAATTGACTCTGGAACTGCAGAGGCTCACGCTGTAAGAAAAGGAGCAACTGTAGTAGCTTCTATTGGATCTGACGTATTCAAAGCATACGTAACAGCTGGTATCGAAGCATCAACATCTGCTTTAACTATCAAGCCTTACGGTGGTGCGAATGTAGAGAATATAGGATCTATCGGTTCTACTGATAATCAAGCAATTAAATTTTTCGTATACGGTTCTGAATACGGAAAAGGATCTGCAAGTATGACTGACGCTGTTGAGCCAACTTTCAAGTCTTTTACTAATAAGCCACTTATTATTAAAGATCACTACGAAGTTAATGGTTCTGACACAGCTCAGATCGGATGGGTAGAAGTATCTGGAGAGTCTGGACAAAACGGATTCTTATGGTATTTAAAAGCAGAAGGTGACACAAGAGTAAGATATGAAGATTACTTAGAAATGGTAATGATTGAAGCTGAGAAAAAAGATGGTGGAGACGCTGCAGTACCAGATGGTTCTGAAGGGTTATTTTCTGCAATCTCTTCAAGAGGTATCGTAGCAAGTAATCAATTTGACTCGGCTACACCAGCTGCTGATAAACTTCCTGAATTTGACTTATTATTAAAAGAATTAGACAAACAAGGATCAATTGAAGAAAACATGTTATTCTTAGATAGAGATGCAAATCTTTACTTCGATGATATGCTAGCAGGATTAAACCCGAATATTTCAGGTGGTTTATCATTTGGAGTTTTTGAAAACTCTCAAGATATGGCACTTAATTTAGGTTTCTCTGGATTTAGAAGAGGTTCTTATGACTTCTACAAAACTGACTGGAAATATCTTAATGATAAATCTACAAGAGGTTTAGTAGGTGGTATAAGCGGACTTTTAGTTCCAGCTGGTACATCTTCAGTGTATGACCAACAATTAGGTAAAAATGTTAGAAGACCTTTCTTACACGTAAGATATAGAGCTTCTGAGACTGATGACAGAAGAATGAAATCTTGGATTACTGGTTCAGTAGGCGGTGCGCAGACTACTGGTGATGACAAAATGGAAGTTCACTATTTATCAGAAAGATGTTTAGTAGCACAAGCAACGAATAATTTTGTGTTATTTAACTCTTAATACTTAACGTAATTTTTACCCTCGTTGTTCTGACGGGGGTAATCATTACTCTATTAATTTTTTATTATATTATATCATGGCAAAAAAAGAAAAAGAAGCGGTAGCAGTAGCAGAACCGCAAATAAAAGAAGTTAAAACTTCTAAAACCCCAAAATGGGAAATAAAAGATAGGGTTTACGAATTAACGGCAAAAAAAACACCTATTGTATTCATATTAAAAAGTAGAGGATTACTTTGGTTTGATGAAGAACTAGGGTACGAAAGAGAAATTAAATATTGTGAAAATCAAAAGACAGTATTTTTAGATGAAATGAAAGGGCCAGAAAGATTAAGTCACATTATATTTAGAGACGGAAGGCTTTTTGTACCAAAAGAAAAAACAACTTTACAGAAGTTTCTTTCTAATTTTCATCCGGATAACGGGAAAAGATTCATAGAACATAACCCGGTTCAAATAGCAGAAGATGACATTAGTTATCTTGAAACTGAAATTGAAGCTTTAAATTTAGCAATACAATTAGACTTAGACCACGCAGAAGCAATACTAAGGACTGAACTTGGAAGTTCTGTAACTAAAATGACAAGCAAGGAACTCAAGAGAGACTTAATGCTACTTGCTAAAAGTAATCCTGCATTGTTTATAAGCCTTGCACACGATGAGAACGTAGAGCTTAGAAGCTTTGGTATTAGAGCTGTTGAAGCAGGCATACTATCTATATCAGGTGATCAAAAAACCTTTATGTGGGCATCAAATGGAAAGAAACTCATGAC